CCAGGAAGCACAACTGTATTTCCATGAATACAACAACTGCAACCTATACCGCTGTTCAATTTAATCTCAACCGTTCATCAGCGCCTACATTCGTTGGAAAAACCTCAATGAATGTATCTACGCCGATGATAAAGTTAACTATTTTGTTTCTTATTTTAGGGCTCTCCATTGTAGCTTTCATTGTAAAGCGAATATGGATTTGGTTTTTCCCGCGTGTTTATACTCACGTGTGGCTGCCCTCTAAAATTTACGGGATATTTCCTTATTCCCGTGGTCCTGACCCTTTTGTCGGCCTTAATCCGAATGATCCAGTTACAATTCGTACTGATGTTCGTGTTAAATCTCTTGTTCAATATGCTGTTTGGTCTGTTCGGACCTATTATAATCCTTACCAACATACTCTGTACAAATTAGCTAAAAATATGCGTTGCAATCGTATTGTTAGATTCTGCTTTGGATGGTTTAAGAAATGTGTGCCTGATGTGAAAAGAAATCATTATTTACAACAGTTGGCGCGTGACCTTAAAATAAATGTTATGCCTGATGAGAACTTCATGTTACATGTACCTACTGTGACTCTTGCATTGATTAATGTTCTGGCTCGTTTGGAAGGCATGTACCGTACTTTTAGACTTCGTTGTGATAATAGGAAAATGAGTTCTGCTGAACGTTCTTATTGGTTTGGTCGTGAATGTATTGGATTCATTGTCAACCATCTTAATTCTAAGCCAGAATATCAATTCAACGTAAAGACGCTAATGCCAACAGTTGATGCTATTTATGTTGGATTCTGTCACATTACTCATCATCCATTACCGTATATGAGCATATTGAATTCTATTGAAGAAAATGATATCGTTCAAACTACTCTTGATTTTGCTGAACAACATCAAGATTCTTATTTTGATGATGTGAAGCCTTTCTTATTTTTTCAACTCCCCATTGCCGATTCCAGTTCTCAAGGATCTACGTCAAACCTCTGAATGTTGATGGTGTCCTGACCTCAAGTGAACCTGTTCTGGATCAGAAAAATGTTCAAATTGTAGGGCATCGCTTGTTAAGTTTTGATACTCTGCAGACTGTTAATATACCCCCTGTTCAGATTCAATTGAATCGTGTTGTCCCATCATATAGAGTACAGTTACCTGTCTCTTATGACGTCAATAACCCATTATTAAATGGACAGGATAACATGATTCAATTTAATCGTGATTCTTCTGATAATCAGTGTTATGCTCGATGCTTACTTACTCCTACTTTTGACACACCTTTTTGTTCCTCTCCTCATGGACAGGTGAATCAAGAATGTGCTTTAAGGAAAAGAATTGGTCCGGAAATGCCTTTGGGGAATTTCTTTTTATTACAGCGGCTAGCTCTTTTTGTAGATGCGTTTATTCTTGAATGGCTTAAACCTCTCCCTAATTTAGAAATTAACGAGGATTGCCTCTTTGAAGAATGGTTACTTAGTTGTAGCCATTATAATGAGAGTCGTAAAGACTCTCTTCGAAGAGCGAGATCATCGAGACTTGTTAATGGTTCTGTTGAGCTTCTGCCTAAAGATTATTTTATTAAATGTTTCTTTAAGCGTGAATTCTATGAAGAACCCAAGTTTGCAAGATTGATTAATCCTCGTTCTGACTGTTTCAAGTCAGCTGTCGGCCCTTACATTCATCTCATTGAAGAACAAGTGTATAAGTTACCTTGGTTCGTCAAGGGTGTTCCTATTACGTCATTACCTACTCGACTGAGTAGGCTTGAGAAATATCCAATTATTTTGGAAACAGACTATTCTTCTTTCGAGGCAGGATTTAGTCCAGAGTACGTGGCCTGCGTCGAAATGCGTCTGTGGAAATTTATGTTACAAAATAATCCTAGGATATTGTCCATTATCAACAAAGTGTATTTTGTTGATAAGAATGGCGTTTTGAAACCTCGTGAGAATATGCTATTCCACAAGGATTTCATCATGCGAGTGATTGGTCGCCGCATGTCTGGAGAAATGTGGACCTCTTTGGCTAATGGTTTCTCCAATTTGATGAATGTATTGTTTCTCGCCAAAGAAAACCATCAGGATATTGATGGCTTTGTCGAGGGTGACGACGGTTTGTTTGGAATGTATGAACCGTTTCTGAATGCCGACATGTTTGCTCAATTAGGGTTTAAGATCAAAATGAATTATGGTTATGATCTTAACCATACGTCATTTTGTGGTAATGTTTTCGATAAAGATGAACAACTCTTGATTGTTAATCCGGAAAACATTGCTCGTTTGTTTTGGACTTGCACGGTCAATTATTTAAATGCACGTCCCAGCAAACTCCTACAATTGTTAAGAGGGAAAGCCATGTCATTGTATTGTATTGCTAAAAATACGCCGATTTCTTCTGTGCTTGCTTACTCAATGCTTAAACTACTTGGTCCTGGTCCTATTCTGATTGACCCCAATCGCAAATGGTGGCGATCACAACTGATTGCTTCTTTTAAATCAGTTATTATAGAAGAACCCATCATTTCGATGAAGAGTCGAGCCTTGTTCTGTGAGAAATATGGAATATCTATAGAGTTTCAGTATCTGATGGAGAAATATATTCGAAATGCCAAGTGTTTGGATGAATTAGCCCCTCAGTTTTATTTTATGAATCAATCTTATGATGAAGGTCGAGTTCAGATCAGCCGGCTCTGAACTCACATGTCTTTCTTCCGTGATTTCTATTCCAGATTTCTCAACCGTATGGCCAACTATATTAAACCAGGATTCGGAAGTGGATGGACCACAAATTCATCCCCTTTTGGAAATCCTTTTCCTTCTAATGTATCTAGTAGACGCTTTATTTCTAATTTAGAGTCTCGAATGTTGAATCCGCAACCTTTAGGGTCAAGTAGTTTTCGTAAATATTTGCCTTTGATAAATAGTCCGATATCTACGAAAGGTGCTTATCAAGTTACTAAATTTAATCGACGTAATTTTAACTCTGGCGGTGGTGGACTTGGAAATATTCCTACTTCTTTGCCTTTCAATGTCGGTGGAGTACGACGTTCTAGACGTCGATTGAAAGGTCGCAAATCTCAAATGGATGTAAGTGAAGTTCCTCTTGGGATTTCAACTAAAATGAATTCATTGCAAAATGGAGTTTCTTTTATCACTTCTGCTACGACTTTAACTGATGCTTTCTTTAATGGTTACTTCTGTTGCTTTCCATTGCATCCATTATTTATACCTGGAAGAGCCTACCACATAGCCAATACTTACAATGAATATAAGCTTGTTTCGTGTCATGTGGTTACTGTACCACAATGTACTACAAATGTTGCTTCTAGTATAGCCATAACTACGTTGCCTCATTGTGAACCTATTGATCAGACTGCCAATACTCAGTTCAATTCAATTACTTCTTCTTGTGCTCAATTCAATAATCTTTGGGTGCCTTTAGATTATTATGTCCCCAAAGTTGACACGAAATGGCATAATGTTGTCCCTGCTAATCGAGATGATTTTGTTGGTGTTGTTTATATTTCTTGTTCTAATAACACTTTGACGATGATAGATCAGTGCTTTATTTATGTTACTTGTACTTGGGCGTTTCGTGATCCATGTCTTACTGTTCAACCTCACGAGACGAAATTCATATTTAACGAATGTGGAACCTATACTCTATCGTCAAGTGGAATTAAGAATGATACTTATGTCCCAAATCAGCCCTGCTGGTGTATCCCTGTTGCTTCATCAGTGCATTCTATTGATTTAGGAGAACTTGTTGGTATTCCTGCGCTAGTTACCGTTAATACCAATGTAACAACACCCACAACTCATAATGGTGTTATGATTAATTACGCATCTACTGAAGATCAAGGTACTTTTCATGGGCCTGTTATGTCCTTGAGTTAAATGAATCAGTTCTTTAACTATTGCGCGTTGTGGGACGCAGTAGTTGTGAAATTCCACCTTTGCAGTGCTTTAATCACAGATGGATTTAGAGTTTCTGAGCACGACGGTTGGTGCCGCTAGCTTGTGTTTGGATAGCCTGATAGGACTTCCCCTTTAGTGGGGTGTCGCCCTGGGTTAAATTTCGGGTCCGGGAGGGTAATGCCGAGGCTAAAGGTGTTCGACCTTACCTTGCTAGTGAATCTGAATCTGTTTGCGATTATGTTCTTGGTATATATTTTGTTTTCTTTTTCC